CTGATTTTGATACAGGTAACCTTAGATTTAAAGCCAGAGAAAGATATTCTTTTGGAGTATCTGACTGGAGAGGTTGGTTTGGTAACGCAGGTGCGTAAGCATTAATAACTTAGGGAGGGTATTTAGTTATCCTCCCTAATACTAAGGATTTAATATGGCTAATAATATTACAAGTAAATTTCTAGCTGGTACTGGTGTTATTGTAACAACAACTAATATTACAAGAGTGGTAGCTATTCATGCCTATTCAACTGTTAATGGGACATTTGCTATTTCAGACAGTACAGGAGATAAAATAAAATTTCAAGTTCCTGCTAGTGGTCAAGCAGATATTTATATAGGTGACCAAGGTGTAAGTTTTAGTGCTACAGTAAGTGTCTCTGCACCTGGAGCTAATGGTGGCGTAACACTGTTTGTAGGATAAGAGCATGCCTAACTATGCATATCTTAAAACAGATATAATAAATACAACAGAAAACGATTCAGCTGAGTTTGAGAATCAAATTCCTTACTTAATTGAGAAAGCTGAAATACGTTTAACAAAAGATTTAGATGATGTAGGACTAACTGAGTTTAGTTCTTTTTCTTTTACAGCTTCTAATCCTGTAGTTAGTTTACCAGCTGATACAAGAGTTATAAGAAGTGTAAATTATAAGACAAGTGTATCTTCTAATATAACAACTCTTCTACAACGACCTTATGAGTATGCTATAGATTACTTTCCTTTTGCAAGTGCATCTACAGGTACTCCTAGGTATTATTCAAGAAAAACACAAACAGCTATTTATGTAGTACCAACTCCTGCTTCTACTTTAACAGGAGAAATATCTTATGTGCGTAGACCAATAGGTTTAGCTAGTGCAACAGGTGTAAGTGTAACTACATCTAATTACTTTAGTGAGTTTTGTTATGATGCATTATTTTATGCATGTATGATGGAAGCAGCAAGATTTAATAAAAGTTCAGAAGATTTACAACTATATCAAGGTGACTATGTAAATGCAGTAGAAGGTTTACGTAATCAAGCAAGAAGAGCAAGACAAGATAATATGGAAACTGCAGCTAATCCTAGTGGTGGTCCTAATGTTTTAGTTAAAGGGAGTAATTAATTATGGCTAACAAAAATGATAAGCCTAAAAAACCTAAAGTAATAAAAATAGATTTAGAAAAAGAATTAAAATTTTTAGAAGAACAAAGTCCTGAATATACAGAAGAAGATTTTGGAGAAAAAGGAGTAGACTATGCTACAGGTGGTATAGTAAAAGTTAAAAAGAAAAAAAAGAAAATGAAAAAACCTAGAGGTGTAGGAGCAGCACTTAGAGGTTATGGAAAGGCATGTAGTTAATGACAATAGGTAGGTCAAGTATTAGAATGCAATTAACTGATAGATTAAAAAATAAAGTTACAAAAAAGAAAAAGAAAAAAGTTAAAAAGAAAAAGGTAATGAAAACATAATGGCAGGTTTATTTAATACAAGAGCATTAACAAGATACTTAGGTAAAGCAAGTAAATCTATAGTTAAAGAAATAGATGACTTTGCAAGTAAGCCTGAGTCTTATACTGCAAAAAGTATTTCTAGAGAAGCACAGAAAAAATCTGGTGCTACTCGAAAAGATATGAATAAAGTATATAAAGAATATGCTAAGCTATATGAAAGTATGAATCCTGAAGCAAAACCAAAAGAAATAAAAAGTGCTGCTATGAATGCTGTTTTAAAACAAGCTGAAGAAGGTAATCTTACTCCTTCTAAAGTAGGTTCATTAGCTGAAGAAGAAAGTTTTACATATAGAGTTCCTCAAACACAAGAATTAATAACACGTGGAAAAGATATAACAAGAGAAGGATTAGGACCTCCTGCAGTAGAATCTGTTTTTAGACCTGGAGTAGCTCAGTTAAAAGACCCTAGTTCTGCTATGAGTCCTTTTTCAAAAGTTAGTGGTGCAGATGATATTAGTACAAGAGTAAGATTATCAGATGAGTTAGGAAATTTACAAGAAGATTTAGGTGCTATTGGAGGTACTACATATGTACCAGCTGAACAATTACCAGGTGCTCCTCTTGGTACAGGAGGTCCATTTGTTAAAAGAAAAGATATGATACAAGAGTCTTCTTTATATGATACACCAAATAAAGAAGGTATATTTGAATCTATAGGTTCTACACCAAGAACTGTTAAAGGTGAACAAAGAAGTATAGGTGGACCTGAATTTAATCAAAAAGAATTTAAAGAATTTATTTTTAATAAACAAACTGGTCTTTTAAAAAAAATACGTGATATAAATAAAGTTGCAGATGGAAAAGAATTTAAACAAGAAAGAAAAGCAAATTTAGAGATTGGTAATATACTTGCTGATTTAGCAAATAGAAAACAAGGAGAAGTTAAAAAAGTTGCTAAGAAAGGTAAAGATGGTAAAGTCTTACGTGGTAAAGATGGTAAAATAAAATATGAAAAAAAATATGTAGCTTTTTCTCAAGATAATCCTAAAAACTGGAATCAAGTTGTAGGTGGTGTAGCATTAAAAGATGAGTTAGCTAATTTTTTAGAATCAGCTGATTTTAAAACACTTGTTGCTGGTAAAAAACCAGGAGATAATACTATAACAGCATTTGATAAACTTATGAAAAAAGTTGGAAGTATTGAAGATGCTGAAAAGTTTGCAAAAAGACCTCGTGTACAAACTGATAAATCAACAGTTATAGCTCCTTTATATAAAACATTAAATGATTTATTAAATAAACCTCAATATCAAGTATCTGAAAAAGTAGCTAAAGGTATTGGTATTAGTAGATATAAAGGTAAAGATGCTACAGGTAATCTTATACCTTATTCAAAAGATAATTATATAGATTTAGTTCTTAATGCTATAGCAAAATCAGAAGGTAAAAAAAGAACTCCTAGTCAAACAACAGAATTAATTAAACTATTAAGTCAAACAACAGATGGAGATAATGTAGGACAAACTTTTAAATCTCCAATGGAAATAGTTTATAATCCAAAACAAAAACAAATACAACGAGTAAGAAAAGATTTAGATAAAGAGACAGATAGAACTACTGAATTAACAGGTACTGATAAAGATGTTCTTGAAGATTTAGATATACCAAAAGAAATGTATGATGAAGATGTAGTTAATCCAGCTGTACCAGAAGCAGGAATGGTAGGTAGTTTTAGTGAAACAGGAGCAGGTATTACATCTTTGACACCAACAAAAGGTGGACCAGATATAAAAGACTTTTTAAGAAAAAATGTTAAAGATTATAAAAGTTTATCTACTGAAGAAAAAGCAATAATTCAATTAGCTACTCGAGCATATAGAGCTGCTAAAAAAAGAGCTAAAGAAGCAGGCTATGATAATTTTAGAGCTGACGAATATGCAGAACAAACAGCATTAGCTACTGTCTTAAAAGATTTAAGAGACCCTAGTAAATCTAAAATGTATTCTCCAGAAAAAATGTTAGCAGCATCTGATGCAGAACAAGCAGCATTTGCATCTCCAGATGTAGGAACAGGACCTAGTTTTTCTGGACTTGATTTACAAAATCCTAATGTAAGAATAGGTGCAGATGAAATGAATGCACCCTTTACAACTTTTAAACCTTTAAATGTAAAAGAATATACAGAACTTTTAACTGGTCCTCCAAAAATAAAAGCAACTGTAGTAAGTGCATTAAGTGAGTTTTTAGAAAATCCTGAACTTTATAAAGATAAAATAAAACAACAAGATTATTTAGATGTTCTTAAAGATTTAATGAGTACTAAACTAGGTCTTAAAAAACGTAATCCTACTAAAAAAGAACAAGAAGAATTAAAAAAATCTACAACAAAACTTAATAAAATTTTAATTAATATTTATGATAAAAAAATAGATAAAGCTTATAAAAATGCATTAAAAACTAGAGATGTAACTGAAGTAGATAAATTATTACAATTAAAAGCTAATATTACAAAACGTAATACAGGTGGATTAGTAGGGTTAAAACAAAAGAAAAGTTTTATTCCTAAGATTATTCAAAATAAATGTTTACGAGAAAAAAGACAAAATAAAAAACCTAAAGGTGTTGGAGCATCACTTAGAGGATGGGGAGCAGTAAGTGGCTAAAAAAAGAAAAAGAACAGGTACAGGAATGAAAGGCATGTCTATTGGTAGTGGCGATAAACGTCCTACTAAAAGTGGTGCAGGAATGACTGCTAAAGGTGTAGCTAAGTATAGAAGAAATAATCCTGGCAGTAAATTAAAGACAGCAGTAACTGAAAAGAAACCTACAGGTAAAAGAGCTTCAAGAAGAAAGAGTTATTGTGCTAGGTCTGCAGGACAAATGAAGAAGTTTCCTAAAGCAGCTAAGAATCCTAATTCAAGATTAAGACAAGCAAGAAAAAGATGGAGGTGCTAACTGTCATATTTAATAAGTAATATTCCCCATTTTAAATGTTGGATAAGAAAAGAATTTACACACAATCATTTAAAATATCATGGTGAATTTTTACATGGAATAGCATTTGCAGTTAATACAATACCAGATAGATGTTTATCTTTTCAAGTTATGTTTACTGGTATAGAAGAAGAAGATAATATACATGGTGGTGCAATGTGGGCAAGGATGCCAATCACAGCATTAGTAGCAGATGAAATACTAGACGAAGCTCCAGAAAGAATGGATACACATTTAGCACAACCTTGGGATTGCTCATCAAGAACACATACTGTAGTGAAGCTTGATTTATTAACAGCAAGTCCTTGGTATTGTAAAATAGATAACGAATTTTATAAAGGTAAGTATATGTTTACAGTTGATTTTACAGATAGTGATATAAGTGATTGTCCTGCACAACATAAACAAAACCATGTAATACAATTAATTGATGCAGGTAAATGGACAGGTAATATAATAGCATTACCTAATAATAGAGTTAGAGCAACAAGTCCTGCTTTATGGGTAACAGGTGAAGGTGCACCAGACTTTAGACCAAGCCAACATATTCATGCAGCAGAAATACACGATAGTTACACAGACCCAGAAATAACTTTTAATAATTTATACAAGGAGACTAAAAATGGTAGGACAAATGAAGACAAAGTACGCAGCAAAAGGAAAGTTAATAGGAAGAAAAGCAGGTAAAATGGTAGGCATGAAAACTAAATATGCTTCTAAAGGTGGTTCGCTTAAAAGAAAACGTGGTGGTAAAGTAAAGTAATGGCAAAGTTATGTGCAAAAGGTAAAGCAGCAGCCAAACGAAAGTTTGATGTATATCCTTCTGCATATGCCAATATGTATGCATCAGCAGTATGTTCTGGTAAAGTAAAACCAGGAGGTAAAAAGAAAACTAAAAAGAAAAAAAAGAAAAAAGTTTATAAAGCTGCTACTGGTGGTGGTCTACGTAAATGGGTACAAGAAAAATGGGTTGATATTGGAGCTCCTAAAAAGGATGGTAAATTTCAACCCTGTGGTAGAAAAAATTCTAAAACATCTAAACGTAAATATCCTAAATGTGTACCATTAGCAAAAGCTAAAAGAATGACAGCAGGACAAAAAACATCTGCTGTTAAAAGAAAAAGAGCTAAAGCACAAGGAGTAGGTGGTAAACCAACATTTGTAAAAACATTTAAAAAGAAAACAGCATGAACATAACACCTGAATTAATTAGTACAATACATAATATATCTTGGTTTGATGGAATACTTTATATTATACTTGGTTTAAGTGTTTA